CATCAGCAGGAACAACATATTCTCCCTCCGACAGCATGGCAGGGATGTCATCCCGTACTTCTTTAGCAAGGGAACCTGGAGGTACGTTGTTCCCTGAAACAGGGTCTTTGTTCATACCATCGTCAGCAATTCCACCATACTCAAAGAGTGACATTTGTTTCTTCATACTCATGTTATTTACTTCGCCTCCTTCGGCTAAACCTAACTCTGGCTTGTCTTTTTTACTAGGATCAAATTCTGCAAATTTACTACGGACAACCGCATCGGAACCCTTAGGTCTGTCTACAAGCATAATGTAGCTTATCGTACCCTCAGCCTCTACCTCGTTTATATATGGAATGTGAGTATAGCCTTCTTCTGCAAGTTGCTTTCTCAAATCCGTGGCATAGTTTGTAGGATCTAACCCACGAGCCTCTGCCATTTCCCTAAGCTTGCTTTGCACAGAGTACTCACTCTCCACCTCGTCACTAAACATTAAAGGTTTGTCTGTACGTGCTTTTAGGGGTAAGGTTGAACCTTGGACATTATCTGGGTATCTTTCAGGGTCGTTAATACCTGTAAAACGGTCTCTTGAAGCTTTTTGGCCACCTACGTGGACACCCAGTCTATTCCAGTTACCAATAGCCTTGTCAGGATTAAACTTATCCCCCTCTATTGTTTCAGAAGTTGTATAGTGATAGACATCCTCATTAAAACCTAAATCTTCTTTTCGTTTAATGCCCGTATCTGGCATATTTATGAGGGCTTCCCCATCCTCTTCTACAAGTTGTCTAGGTAATGTGTCTACGTAGTCGGAGCTGTTTGGATCACTCTGTTGACCCCATCTTATAGAAGGTCCGTCACCACCGGAACTCTGTAACCTAACTGGTATAGTAGTTTCACCTTTTTCTTTCAGAGCCATTGCACGGTGTCTACCGTCATGTCCAATAACTTTTGCAGTACCATCTCCATTGTTTTTAAACTGCAGAGAAGGAATAGTTTCAAAAGGAGTACCTTCGGAAATTAATCTACGGGTCTTTTCAAGCTTTTCAGGGGAAACTTCTTTTTTAGCTGCAGCTAAGAAATCATCAATAGGCATTTCTACTAAGATTTCTCGTGACAAATCATTCTGATTGGCTGCTGTTTTTAATGCACTTTCCTCAAAACCTGGAGCAGGTTTACTTTTAAAAGACCCTAAAATCTTTTCCAACAGACCTTTATCGCCAGCCTTTGCTGCCATTTTGATGGCACCAGCAGCTGGACCTAAAAGTTCTAAACCAGCCATCCCAGCAATCAAAGCATAGCTAGGGTCTTTCTTACCTAGCTCGTCTTGTATATCTTTAATAGTCCCTACTGGAGTAACTACATCTAGCCCTGTCTCAGCCATCTGAACACTTAGGGGTTTTTTATCTCCAGTATTACCGAGAAAATTACCGTATGCAGAAGAACCAGGTGCCACTTCTGCACGTTCCTCATCCGTCATATCTACAAGGCGTTTACGGTAGTCAGCTACATCACCACCCTCGTCAAACTGTAAAGACTTACTTCTTTCTACAGCAGACTTTATAGCATCTTCTTTACTTTTATGGGTACTTGTGGGTTCTATAACTTCCGCATCTAACATCATGCGAAGTATGTCATCGTCATAGGCATACCCATTATGGATGGTGGGCACATTAATCCACTTACCTTTATATTTAAAAGTAGTAGATTTTTCAGATACCATTTCACCATCAGGTGTTTCGTACACCTCACGACCAGCCTGAGTCTTTTTCCCTGTAGATTTACCTACTTCAGCCATTTACTTTGTCCCTAAGATACTTAAACTTATTTAGGCAAGCTGCTTGGCCTTGTAGCCTGTACAGATCTTCTGCTGAATTTGCTTGTTCCATCTGACGGTGGACTTCAGCTAATCGGGAGTTAAGCTCTGCAAGAAAAGATTCCCACAGGGCTTTATCATTTACTAAAGGCTTTAGGTTGTTCATTATTGTACTGGGCCTTGTCCTGCGTTACCTGAGAAGCCCTGTTCTCCCGGCTGAGGGGCTGTTCCTATTCCGATGTTACCACCCCCGCCTCCTGCGGTATCCTGTACTCCAGGGGCTGCTCCTTGGCCCTGTGGGGCTTGTCCTTGTGGACCTGGTGCTCCTGGAGGTGGAGCAGGAGGTGGATTCTCTTCTCGGAACTTTTTAAGGATCTCGGCTTGGATTGCTGCCTGAGACATATTGTTGCCAACCTTGTCGGGGTCAAGATCCATAGACTTGGCAATCTCCCGTACAATATAATCCATCTTAGCAAATGGTGCAAGAGCTGGGTTAGATACAACCTGCATAAACTGCATAAGACGTTGGCTACGTACTTCGTTAGCCATCAAGCTTTCTGTACCACGGGCTTTAACTTCTAGGTCTCCCTTAATCTCAGTATCAAAGTCAAATTGCATATTGAAGTTAAAGAATGCTTTACCCAAAGGTCCGAGTAAGTAATCATCAATGTTCTTAACTACGTTACGCACACTGCCGTTAGCTGCAGACATAAGCATAGAAATACCAGAGGCTGTTCTACCTACACCAGATACCCCTGTCTGCCCGTGGGCAAACGAAGGAAAACCAGTAGATTCGTCGGCAAGGACACGAGCCTTGTCAAACATTTGCATGTTCTCGTTAGATACATTAGGGAACTTGGTGCCGAAGATAGCTTGACCAGGTGCCCCTCCCTGTCTCCTAAACACTTTTCCTGGATACACGGAGAGGTCTTGCCCTGGGACGAGGTTAGTCTCGTCTACCTCGATAAGTAAGTTACCGGATAGGGCAGCATTGTCCACTGCCATGCGCATAAAGCCGTTCATAAGTGTTTGTGTGTCATCCATGTTTTCGGCAATACCCACGCCAAAAATACTGTATGGATTCATTTCGTATGGTGCAGCAAAGTAAGGTATGTAAGCAGGGGTAAACGGGTTCATCACCAAACGAATAACTTGGCCGTTAGTAACCCAGATATTTACACTTAACTGGTCTGCATCTTTTAACTCTTTAGGGATATCTACTCCCTGATCTTCAATAATCTCTCTGTCTACAAAACCCCAAAACTCAAGAACTTCAAAGCGTTCAGCTCTGTCTTCTTCTGAGTTATCTTCCATAATGTGCTCCCACCACTCTTTGCGGTAGTTTTCACCAAGACGTAAGGAATTGTCTATGGCATTCTCACGGAAGTATGGACGGTTCTTTAGTGCACGTAGTTGTGAACGAGACATCTTATGACGTTCTACTACATACTCTGCATCTTCCATAGTAGATGCATCTGGATCGGGGTAGAAGTTCCAAATAGATACAGAACTCGTCTGTGGGATTGTCTTAAATACTGGGCTATAAGTACCTTCCTCGTCCCAATTTGGGTACTCTTTATCAACAGCAAATGGACCTTTCATAATCCCTGTACCAAACAAGGCTGATTCAAAAGCAGCAGAACGAAGATGCTTCTTAGCATGGGACTCTTCTAACTGGTCGTGAATCTTTTTCTCCATCTTCTTAGCCGCAATCTCGGCAGGATGAAGTTGGATAGAACTAGGAGTTTTTCCTGGACCTTCTTCAAGTTTTTCTGAGACAGGTTCTAAATCTTCTTCTAGACCGCCCATACGTTGCATGTACTCAGGAAAAGTTTCTCCTGCGTTCAATTCACCAGTCTGCCCTTTTGCTTTTTCAAGCTCCGGATTAGTTTCAAAACTTACCGTATCAGGAACGTTGTCAGGCAGGATTGTGGGATCAATAGTAATAGGAAATTTGTGACCACCGAATAAAACTTCGGCAATCTGGCCATATGCAGCGAGAACTTTTGTCTTAGTAATCTTAACAAAAACTCTGGATTTTTCTGTAGATGTAAACTGAACATCAGGTCCATAGAGTCCACGGTAGTTACGGTAGGACTGGATCCAACGCTCTTCGTCTAGTTGACGGGCAGTCCCAGCTTTACTAAACTTGTCCTTTACGAACTGGACAATATGACCTGTCAAAGGATCTGAATAGTCTTCCTCTGCTAAATCTTCAATAGCAGTGGCTTCGTCCATGTCCATTTCCATTGATTCAAGTTCTTCTGCCATGTCTTATCCTTAATATCCGAAAGTTGGATCTGATGCTTGAAAGCCTGTTCTTTGTGATGCAGGATCAAAGTCAAATATGTTACTTCTTGGTCGTGTCATTACACCATATCTAATAGCATCATACAAGTGGTCTTCTGCATGTGTGTCTACATCTTCTGGATTTCTTTTATCTAGAGGTAGACTGGGTATTTGTGAAATTGACTCTATACAAGTGTTAAAGAAAACTAGTCTCGGCTCTTCTGTAAATTCATCTATCTGAAGACGTCTATGCAATTCGTTTTTACCCGCCACACGAGAACCTTTAGATCGGTCTGAGGGTCTCCATCTACAACCCTTCATAATCATTTGTTCTGCAAGGCTAGGGCCAGTGTCTCCACGGTTATGCCATAAAGAAGAGTCAAGTACCCCGTACCGTATCTTCTCGTTAGATTCGCTTTCTATCTCCAAGATCATGTCTGCCAGATCTGTAGCTGTGACCTTAGATACGTAAAGTTCCCTATAAACTACTAGTTGTTCCGATCCAGGAACTACGGCAAACCATAATACTCCGGTGTAAGATCCGTAACCATAGTCACAAGCCCTAAAACGTGTCCAGTTACTCGGTATCTCATAGGGATCAATAACATGATCACGACGATTAAATTCCGGGAAGGCAGCGCCTTCATTAATATCCCAATCACCTTCAAGCAACTGTCTTCTCTGATGCTCAGGTAGAGATAAGAGATTAGCTTCGTATAAACCATCGTCTGATAGGTAAGGGTTGTCGAAGAGGGTGGCTGGTATAAATTTTCTTTTAAATAGAGGCTCACCCTCTCGACTATGGCCCTTTGGCCATGAAATCACGTTTCCGTTTTCATCGGTAGCAGGGAACGAATTATTCGGCGTTTGAGGGTCGATAAACGTTCTTTTTACCCACTGATGCCCAGGGCCACCTGGGTTGCTTGTTGCTCTCATATACAGTGGCAATCCAGATGCCCTAGTAGTACGGAGACGTGATCTCATATAGTTCCATGCGTATGGTGTAGGCCATTGTGTAAGCTCATCAAAGCCTATCCAGCTAAAAGCTTGACCTTGGTATCTCATGACGTCATCATCTCTATCAAGATATGACATCCACAATGTGGCACCCGATGGGGCTACCCAAGTCTTATCTCTTTCCATAAACTTAATCCCTGGGATAGCTTTTGGATAGAGTTGTTTACTTACCGATATAAGCTCTCTAAGCTCTTCTGTACTACGACGAACAAGAAGCATTCGTGCATTCGGGTTCCCCAAATACCTAACTGGGTCTGCGACCATTGCGTAAGATTTGCCACCACCTGCTGCTCCTCCATATAATACTTCTTGTTCTGTTGCCGCCAGGAAAGATGTCTGTGGCCCAGGGTTTGGTTCAAAGATAACTTCTTGTGCAGCTTGTTCAAAGTCTATTTCTTCAGGCTTCGGTTGAGCTGGTATCGAGGTAGTCTCTTTGACCGAGCTGCCTGCCTTCAAGCCTTTCGGCTTTTTCAAGGGCTTCTTTATACCTTTGGGCGAGGTAACGTTGAGTTGAAGCTTCTGTCTTACGTTTTTGCTCAATTTTAACTCTCTTGTATAATCCTACGTGGGAAATATATCTTCCAGATTGAGTACTGAGCCAAGCGGAGACTTCTCTATAACTATAACGTTTTAAGAACTCCTTAGCTTTTTCAAACAATTCTAATTGTTCTGGAATTGGTAAGAGTATATCACAGTCTTCTGGATGTTGTCTATAGCCAAATGGAATATGTCTTCCAACTCTAACTGCAGCTTTCCAGATGTACTCCTCACCAATCTTTTCAGGTTTAGGTAGGGTCCAAGTCTTAGTTATCTTCATTGTCTTTATGGGGCAGAATAAACAGTGGACTTGCTGCAGAGACCTCTACTTTCTCTGTCTTCACAAAACCACTACGATCTAGTACATCTTTTGCAGCTGCCATTTTTTCTTTGTTTCCTAGATCTGTAGGGCTGTTCATAATTTCAAACATTGAGTATGCAGCCTTAGTTGAGGAAGAGGCGATGAACCTCTTCGTCAGTTCTGCAATCTCATCTGTTAATGCTTCTGCCACTTGCCTAGAAGTTACAGCATCTGCATATCCAGCAAGCTTCTTAGCTTTGACCAGATTTCCGCCAGCTTCCTCAAACAGTACGTCAAGGAATTTTTGTTGTTTTTCTGTCAAATTTCTGGCCATAACCCTACCATCACTTCTATTGCTTTACACCCTGTAGAAAGACTTTTTCAGCAATCTCTCCACGTGTAATCCCTATGTCCTTTAACTCTTTGTCGGACATATTACGAAGCAGCCAGTAATCTGCACGTTTTTGTTGTGCTACTGCGATTGCTTCAAACCAATTGATTAGCCATTTCATGTTTATAACTCCTGTTCATGAACATAGACTAGTAGTCAGTCTACGTAGGAGTTATACCATACTTAGTTATACCACACTACTGACAATAACGCAACCCCGCTATGCGTTACCTGTTAGGGTTGTACATCTCTTTAGCTGACATAAACACTTCTAAAGAAGCACTAGCACCGTCAAAGGCTAATATCTTATCACCTGCGTGTAAGAATAACCTGTCTGACGTTATGACGTTATACACGTCTTTACCAGCTATAGCTTTATCGTTTATTATGTGGTGATACGTATTTGTATCTGCGTGATACCACTGCAGACTTATATTGTGATTAGCAGTATCCCCATTAGTAACATGCAGGAATACTATCTCTGCATCAAAGTTAGCAGGGCATACGTACAGAAGGTCAGCACTGGCACCACCTGACGTAGCAGTAACTGTTAGACCTTTTGTTACAGTGTTATATGCACGAGCTACAACCATTACTTTTTAATAACCTTCTTAACTGTCTTAACTACCCAAGCTTCGTTTACTTCCGTGGTAGGGTCATCAGCAATGTAATGACCCTTTTCGTTTCGAGCACGAACCATCTCCAGTTCGTCCTCACCTTCTAGAACAGGATCACCTCCCTCCGAAGCTAAGATAAACTCTAAGACTGCAGCATCCTTGGTATGCCACTCGCCTCTAATTTTTTCGGCAAGTACAGTACCAATGTGGTCTACTACTTTATTGTTCTCTAGTTTCATAACCTAGCCCTTATAGGATGCACCACACCTAGCCATGCCGCCTTTGTCATAGCCCATGGCTTTTTTGTTCTTAGTTGCGCCACCGTGTTTGTAGCCCATCTTCTTGGCTACTGCAGGAGCCTTCTTCTTTAGCGCCTTCATACCTGGATTCATAGGTTTTTTATCCATCATACCACCCTCATTAGCTCCTGTGTGATAACCTTTGCCCCCACAGTGGGAACAACCCTTACCTTTACATTTTGGACACTTGGTCTTTTTCATTTCCTAAACTTTCTGGTTTTAGCCGCAATTGTCTTGGGCTGCTTTACAAACTGTTTACCTTTGGCATTCCCTTTTGCCTTAGCTCTATTCGTAGCTGCTTTTTCTCCGGACGACAGTGACTTCCACGCCGAGTCTGGTAAGTATCTTTTCTTACCCTTGGAGGGAGATCCGTCCGAAGTTCTCCATTTTTGTTTGCCCCAGTCTTTTAAAGACTTCTGTGGCTTCTTCATGACTTGTAGCCCCCGCCTTTTGCTTTGTATTGCTTGGCAACCATTTGGGCTTTTCTCGCAGACCATTGTCCAGGTTTGCCACCTTTTCCACCCGCCTTAACTTTGGCGACAAGGTTTTTACGCATTGTCGGTTTAGTGTAATTACCAGCTGCATTTACTGTAGACTTCTTTTTCATTATACTGATTTCCCCACTTCAAAACAAAGAGGCACTGCAACTACACCTTGAGCTACTAGGTACTCGGCCATCTTAGTTGCGTCATCTTTACAGGCAGGTTCTTCGTAGAACATCTCTTGTGTATTGGCGAATACTTGACATGATGTGGCCATTTGAGTACTGCATGCTAATACAATAGCTACCCACATTACCACTTAACCTTGTCTGCCCAATAAGCAGCAGACATCTTACCTTTTTTAATATTCTTCTTGTGCCTAGCTTTAAAACTTGCACGTTTCTTTTTCATCTTGTCTGATTCACCAGCTTTAGGTTTACCTGCAGTAGATGCACCCTTTTCACCAAACTTAATATACTTGTACTTACCATCTTCAGAGGCCATTACATGATGAGACTTACCACTATCGTCATTAAGACGTTGTGGTTTGTTGACGCCTTTAAGTCCTGCGTCTTTCATCTTAGTTTTAACTCTCTCAGGGATAGCCATTATTTTTTACCTGCTTTACTATTTCTAGGGAAAGATCTATTTGCACGTTTAGTAGTTATAGATAGGTTTTTAGTTGAATTATCTCTAGGATTCCCATTACGGTGATTCACATCTTTACCATCACCTTTTTTAACTGCCCCAACCTTTTTAAGGGCATTACGTGCAGCATTTCTAGAAGCCCTATTCTTCTTTTGCTGGTCAGTACCTTGATAATTTTTGTACTCTTTTTTGTAATTTCTCATTACTGTTCCACCTACATTAATTCAAAATGTGGGCCATCAATAAAAGGTCTTCGGCCTTGTGACCTACGTAGATCTACATAAGCCATCATAGCATCTTCAGCTGTGCCAGGATAAGATCTAATATCACCCTCTGACCACGCAGCACCCCACTTGATTGCTACACCAAGTTCCTTAGCTGCCTCTTTCATTGCATCGCAGAGGTCATCATACACATTCAGTTCCCATACACCTTTACCATCTACATAGGCCATAAGATCTACAGCTCTACCTTCCAGGTGCTTGGACTTCATAGTCTGGGACTTACCAGCAGCTACAAGCTTCTCCTGCTCTTCCACTGTTCTCAGACCGTAGATTACTCCAAAGTCTACTTTAGTAAGCTCGATGGCACGTTTAACTACAGCTACTAAGCTTTCATCTACGCCTTCCATCTTAGCTAGGCTACGGTTAGATAGTTTAAAGGACATTATTTCTTCCCTGTAAAGAATTTAGATACGGATCTCATACCAATGCTAGCACTAACAATACCACCTAGTGAATATTGATACCAAGTGGGCATAGCTTCCAAAGATGTAAAACCAGCTTGTACAATTTCGTTACCCCAATCACCACAAAAGGCTAGAATAAGGGGAATAGAGAAGAGGAGAGTGATCCACTCGTCTTTCCAGGAGTTCTGGGTGCTGTTCATTGCAGCAATATCCCAGTCGATCTCACCAGTAGCTTGTTTTACTTTAATTTCTGCATTAGCTTTCTGTACTGCTACCTTACCATCAAGGTAACTGGTAGCTAATCCACCTACTGCACCTATGATTTGACCAATCATTTGCTGTACTTCTCTTCGTGAACGATTCTAGTGGGTGTTACGGTTGTTTTAGACTCTTTACCCATCCAAATACCAAAACACCCTGTTAAAGCCCCCATACAGACCGATACAAGGCCTGATTGAGCTACACTGGGGTCAGGTAACCCCATGAACCAGTGTACTGCTTGGTACGTGAGTACAGTAACTGCAAGCATCATTAGCCGTGGGAGCACTTTCCAATCGTCTAAAACAGTTTTGGCCATACTACTCCCAATCTCTCTTTCGGTCTGGTTCAAGAACGTCCCTAGCATTTAGCATTCCTTCAAGGAACATTGCTCTTTCTACTCTGTCTAAGGAGTATTTAGTACCAGTGTCTTGAAATATAGCTTCTCTTACGTAGAATACATCTGATCTTGGTATGTGTACTCTTCGTACTTTCCCTTCGTTTTTGTCGGCTAAAGCTCTGTAGAACTCTTCAACGACATTATCCGAAGCATACATGTGTCTTTTTCTCATATAGTTATACCTTGAGGTGGGGGTAAAGTCAACACTTTAAATGGGACGACAGAAAAAACTTTGTACGTCCATAAAGTACTACTTAAAGTTACTTAAAGTACTTAATAACTATTAATATATAAGAGATAATAAGAAACTTAAGGGTACTTAAAGTTACTTAAAGTTACTTAAAGTTACTTAAAGTTACTTAAAGTCACACAGAGTTAACTTTAAGTATAATTACATTAAGTATTATATAATACTCTGTGCCCCGCCGTCAAGGGGTAGACAAAAATATTTTTATTTTTATTGATTTTTTATTTGTGATCACAAAATATAATGGATAACACGGTGTGATCACATAAAAGTGCGACAATTTGACCAGAACTAAAAAATCCCCTCTCTGTCATTGGGCATATATACTATCTACGCACACCCCCCTGGCCCATACCCCCCGTAACATATTCAAGATCGTGAATACTATCAGACATATTCAAGAATTTGAATGTGTTCGTATATCAACGTATTCTTATATATGGATATACTATACAATATATGATTATATATGAATATGTGAATGTGTTATACTGTAACAATTAACTGAACGAGCGTTCAATTAACTCGGGCAAGTACCAATCACCACCACACGCCGCAACACATTCATATATTCGAATATGTAAATGTATATCCCCACGCCTATTTATGAGAACAAAACGTGAAACATGCCTGACACTCAATATGAGCCCCTTACAAGCCCGAAAGGGTTTTTCGGGTATGTCAGCTTATAAAAACCCTATTCCCTGCAACTTATTGTTTTTGTTCTGTTTATTTATTTATAAGTATAAACAATTGATTTAATTAACAAATAAATAAAAATGCAATAAAACGAAAGAAAATACATCAATTGTCGCAAAAGAGACATGACCAGTCGCAAACAGAATATAAAGCTGCTTCAATACCCTGTTTAAGTCTCTTTAAGAGCTAGTTAATAGCCTGTTATTTGACATTTTGATCTACCACGGTTTTCGGTCAATGTTCCCCTAGGAATTGCGGCCAATCTTAAAACCAAGTCTTTATTTCCTAGTCGGTGGAAATACAGGGGTAGATCAATCCATATTCGGTAAACCGACAACCAATCTGACAAATTGGTTCAACCGATACCCGCCCAAAGACTTAGGCAATAGCTCTTACAATCTGCATGGCACCATATAGGTGCAGTCCAGAAAAATCGAAAGAGGTTTTGAGATTGCCAATCATAGTTGGAGGGCCATGGGGGAAAGGGTTGCAGGTAGCAAATGCAAAGCCTGACACGAAAAAGGTTACAGTCCTGATATACAATGCGGTATGAATTGAGGTTCATATCAAAGGGTATATCCACTCAATCCTATTGATAGGGATTGAGTGATAGGGATAAACGCCACAAGTTGAAAAATCAGTAGGCCATTACAATTGTTTTGGCCTATCAATCTTTCAATTTGAAAGAATAACAGTCTTATAAATGGAGAAAAGACAATGAAAACTATCATCACAAATTTCAATCGTTCACTTGGCAATGGTAAAGCAATGGGCAAGTCTTTCAAGGATGCAATAGATCATGTGATTGCGGAACGTGACACAACTGTAATTATCAAGCTACTAAATGCCTGTAAATCTAAGGGTGATGCTCAGGCTGAAAGAGCAATTCGTGTGACGTTTGCGGCAATCTTCGACGGCTCGAAAGTGACAAAAACAAAATCAGGCGGGATAGCAATCAAAATCAAAGACGCAACCCTTTCAAATGCTGCGGTTGATACCCTTGCAAAATTGGTGGGTGATGAGACCTCCATGCGTGGTGCGAATTGGTCTAAGGCCTTTGCGGGTGATAAAGCTGAGGCTGAGTTGGATTATATCAAACAGGCCACCAACTTGCTAAAACGTGGTTATGATCCGATTGCACTGATTGCAGCAATTCAACAGCAAGCTAAACAGGCGGCATAAACTATCATACAAATAAAAATAGATAAAACCTGAGCACCTCATGCCAACGTATGGGGTGCTTTATTGTGTCTATTTAACAGGAGGTTATGACATGACAGGTATAGATGCCAATGGAAAGATGTGGATGCTCGTGGATGGTGACGGGAATTTTATGTCTAAGGGTGATGCAATCACAGA